TTAGTATTCCACCATACGCAAGTATTCAAGGTGCTGGTACTGATAAGACTGTTTTCAATATTAGTGCAACCGAAGGTTTTACTTTTGTAAAAGGTGACAGTGATCCAATAGACTATAACAACCAAGCAAGATATGTAAGAATGAGTGGTATTACATTAAACCAAACAGTAAGTGGTGTAATGTTTGACGCTCACAGCGTAAGAGATTCAGAATTTGTAGATCTTAAACTTGCGGGTGTATGGAATAGCGGTGATGCAATTAGCTCTGCACAAAAAGGTTTTGATATTATCGGTGATAGTGCGGCAGTAATGAGTAACAATTTAACACTTGACAACGTTGAAATAAGAGCGTATAGTTATCCTATATACAGTGATTATGCTATTAAGAATACATTAATCAAAAACTGTAAGTTTGATACAAATGGATATGGAATCGTGTTAGGTGAAAATATTGTACTAGGACAACTTGGACAAGAACAAGGTCCATCATATCTGCGTGTTCAGAATACTGTCTTTGACGAAATAGCTAGAAATGCTATTTGGGCAAAAGAAGGTACAGACATTAGTAGTCTTAACAACTCTTTTTATAGCGTTGGTAACCAAAGTGGTACAGAGGCACAAAGTACATATGCTGTTTTAAAATTTGATAAAGCAGGTAATACAAGTGCAGGTGACTACTTTAAAAGATTTGATCTACTAAGCTACGACCAACAGTATATATTAAATCAAAAGTTTACTCCTGTTATTGAAGGAACTCATGTAGCGGATCTAAACAAAGGTGCAACTCTTAGTGTAACTAACGAACCAGTTGCTAATAGATATTTTAGATTGCCAGGAGATGCAAACACAAACTATGAAATTGAATATGTTTATCATAGTACAGCATTCCAAGCACACCGCAATGGAATCCTTTATATAACACTAGATGCAGACAATGATAATATAATGGTTAGAGATGAATTTGATTTTGCAGGAACCAACAGCTTATTGAATAACTTCACGCTGAGTGCAAATTATGTAGATGAAAATGCAGACGCAACCAAAGACACAGTAGAAATTAACGTAACAAACACAACAGTAACAGATGCAGGCACAATCACATTTAAGGTAAAATCAAAACGGTAGGCTAGGTGCAGGACAAAAAATACGAAGAACGTTTATCTGAATGGTCAGAATTCAGAAAAACTTTAGAAGATTCTCAAGATCCATTACAGGATGTAATTAACTTTTACAACACTATTCCATTAGTAAGTATCCACACAGATCCTTATGATAAGAATACCTGGCCTACTGCATGGGAATTAATACATGACAATCAATACTGTGACTTCTGTATTGTACTAGGAATGTACTATTCTTTACAATTAACTGAACGTTTTTCAGGTGAAAAATTTGAGATACATATTGGTGTAGATAGGGATAAAACTGATTACTTTTATTTGCTTGTGGTAGGCGATAGAGTACTTGGTTTAAACAGAACTAAACACATCAGCAAGAAACAAGCGTTTGAATACTTTATTTCACAACAGAGTTATCAGATGCATAACCAACAATAAATACCACACTTAACAAGGAGAAAAGATAATGTCAAATGGTACCATGATTGTAAAAAGAGATGGTAGAAAAGAAAATCTCAACATTGATAAAATACATTTTGTTGTTGAACATGCTTGCAATAACCTAGCTGGAGTAAGTAGCTCACAAATTGAAATGAATGCTAACCTACAATTTTACGATGGTATGACAACTGAAGAAATACAAGAAATATTAATCCGCAGTGCAAATGACCTTATCTCTCTAGAAAATCCAAACTACCAATACGCGGCCGCTCGTTTGTTGTTATACGGAATCAACAAACAAGTTTTTGGCAGATATGAACATGTTACTCTCCTTGATATGATTAAAAAGAATATCGGTCGTGGTGTGTATGATGCACAAATTTTAGATTTATATACAGAAGAAGAAATTGCAAAACTAGACAGTTACATTCATCACAAGCGTGATGAGAACTTTACCTACGCAGGTTTGCGTCAGGTAGTAGACAAATATCTCGTACAGGATAGATCATCAGGAGAAATCTTTGAGACTCCTCAGTTCATGTATATGATGATTGCGGCTACACTGTTTGCAAATTATCCAAAGGAAGATAGATTATATTACGTAAGGAGATATTATGACTCGACCTCGCTTTTTAAACTTAACATCCCAACGCCAGTCATGGCAGGAGTGCGTACTCCAGTTAGGCAGTTTGCCTCTTGTGTTCTTGTTGACAGCGACGACACACTCGATTCGATCTTTGCGTCAGACATGTCCATCGGTAGATACACAGCTCAAAGAGCTGGTATCGGCATTAACGCAGGACGTATCAGAGGCGTCAACGCAAAAATCAGAGGAGGAGAAGTAGCACACACAGGAATAATCCCGTTCCTAAAAAAGTTTGAAGCAACAGTAAGATGTTGTACACAAAATGGTGTACGTGGCGGTAGTGCTACAACCCACTTCCCGTTTTGGCATCAAGAAATTGAAGACATCCTTGTGTTAAAAAATAACAAAGGTACAGAAGATAACAGAGTGCGTAAGTTGGATTACAGTATTCAACTTAACAAAACAATGTACGAGCGTTTGCTTGGGGGCGGCGACATTACATTGTTCAGCCCCCACGATGTTCCTGGATTGTATGATGCATATTTTGGAGATCCAGATGCGTTTAAAACAATGTATGAAATGTATGAACGCAAAACATCTATCAAAAAGAAAACAATTCCTGCAATGGATTTATTTTCAGCACTTATTAAAGAACGTGCAGAAACAGGACGTATCTATATTATGAATGTAGATCATTGTAATACACACAGCTCATTCAAAGATACTGTATACATGAGCAACTTGTGTCAAGAGATTACACTTCCAACAAAACCGTTGCAACACATTGATGATGAAGAAGGTGAAATTGCACTTTGTATTCTTTCAGCTATCAATGTTGGTCTTATTAAAGAACTAGATGACCTTGAAGAACTTTGTGATCTTGCTGTACGAGCATTAGAAGAAATTATTGACTACCAACGTTATCCAATTAAGGCCGCAGAAATTAGTACAAAAGCAAGACGTAGTTTAGGTATTGGTTATATTGGACTTGCACATTATCTCGCAAAAAACAAAGTAAACTATGCAGACAAGAAAGCATGGAAACTTGTACACGATTTGACAGAAGCATTTCAATACTATCTACTCAAAGCCAGCAACAGCCTAGCACAGGAGCGTGGTGCATGTGAATATTTTAACCGCACTAAATACAGTGACGGCATCCTTCCTGTTGACACTTACAAGAAAGATGTTGATAATATTGTTGATGGAAAATTAAATTATGATTGGAATGGTTTACGCGATGATATCAAACAACACGGCCTTCGACATTCGACATTGTCCGCTCAGATGCCATCAGAAAGCAGTTCCGTTGTGTCGAACGCGACTAACGGAATCGAACCACCACGCGGATACTTGTCCGTTAAGAAGTCCAAAAAAGGGCCTCTTAAGCAGATTGTTCCGCAGTATCAAACTCTAAAGAACTACTATACACTACTATGGGATATGCCTAATAATGAAGGTTATATCAACGTTGTTGCTGTAATGCAAAAGTTCTTTGATCAAGCTATTAGTGGTAATTGGAGTTATAATCCAACACACTTTGAAAATAATGAAGTTCCTATGAGTGTTATGATACAAGATTTATTAAATACGTATAAGTATGGTTGGAAAACTTCATACTATCAAAACACTTATGATTACAAAACTGATCCAAGTGAAATGAAAGATGAAGAAGAAAAACCACAACCATTAGAACGTTCTGAGTTTATGGGAACGGATGAAGAGTACGATGAATATTGTGAAGCGTGTGCAATTTAGGTTGACACTGCTTTACAAAGATCGTATACTATAGGAAAATTAGGAAAGAGACACACATGGCAAAGACTGTTTTTAACAAAGAAAAAGTTGACTTCACAAAGCAAAATATGTTTTTTGGGGCTGATCAAAATACACAAAGGTATGACACATTTAAGTTCCCTGTGTTTGATAAATTAAATCAAACAATGCTAGGTTACTTTTGGCGTCCTGAGGAAGTAAGTTTGCAGAAAGATCGTGCTGACTATGCAAACTTCCGTCCAGAGCAAAAACATATTTTTACTGCTAACTTGAAGTACCAAACTTTGTTAGACAGTGTACAAGGACGCGGTCCTTGTCTTGCATTTCTTCCGCATGTATCATTACCTGAGCTAGAAGGATGTATTGTTACTTGGGACTTCTTTGAAACAATTCATTCACGTTCATATACACACATTATGAAAAATGTTTATGCTGATCCTTCAGAAGTATTTGATACTATTTTAGATGACGAAAAGATTCTTGAACGTGCTGTAAGTGTTACAAAACATTACGATGCGTTTAATGAAGCAGTTGATAACTTTATGCACAAAGGCAAAGGCACAATGCGTGAAGTTAAAAAGAAATTGTACCTTGCAATGATGACAGTAAATATCTTAGAAGGTTTAAGATTTTATGTAAGTTTTGCATGTACATTTGGTTTTGGCGAACTTAAACTTATGGAAGGTTCGGCAAAAATTATTTCTCTTATTGCTCGTGACGAAGCACAACACCTAGCGTTGAGTACACACATTTTAAAACTTTGGGCGCAAGGTAAAGATGATCCAGAAATGGCAAAGATTGCTAAGTCATGCGAAAAAGAAGTTTACGACCTGTGGCGTGAATGTGTAGCAGAAGAGAAAGCATGGGCAGAATATTTGTTCAAAGACGGTTCAATGATTGGTTTGAATACAACATTGTTACACCAGTACGTAGAGTACATTGCTAATCGTAGACTTAAGGCTTTAGGTTTGCAAGCAATCTTTGATCAGCCAGTTAATACAAATCCGCTACCGTGGACACAACACTGGTTGAGTAGTTCAGGACTTCAAGTTGCACCACAAGAAACTGAAGTTGAGAGCTACATCATTGGGGGCATTAAACAAGATGTAAGCAAAGACTCATTGAAAGGATTTAGTTTATGAGCATAGAAATATGGGGCAAGCCTGCTTGTCCTTCTTGCATGAAAGCGAAGCAATTATGCGAGACAAGAGGTTTCAAGTTTACCTACAAAGAACTTGGAAAAGACTTTGACCGTGAAGAAGTTTTTGAAAACTTTCCGGAAGCGCGAACGTTCCCACAAATCAAAGTAAATGGTAAAGGTGTTGGAGGCTACGAGCAATTTGCAAAGTATGTTGAAGACACAAACTATACAGGAACAGGACACTCTTTATAATGTTAATTGAAGCACCTTATAAAAAAGGGGACACCATCTCTATTAAACTTACTAGTGGCGAAGAAATTGTAGCAAGACTAGATGAAGAAGCAAGAGACTACATGATGTTACACAAACCAATGTGTTTGGTTATGGGTCAAAATGGTGTAGGACTTGCACCATTTATGATGAGCGTTAATCCTGAAAAAGAAAAATATAAATTACTAACCAGTTCTGTTGCTATGGTCAGCCGTACAGATGATAATATATCTAAGACGTATGTTGAAACAACAACAGGACTTAAATTAAACTAGGAGGACAATATGTCAACACACGAACAAATCGTACAAGCGTTTAATAACTACCTCGCTGAGTCAGAAACATTCGAAGATAAGAGTGTTAAGGCCGCGGCCGCAAGAGCTCGTAAAGCTCTAGGTGATCTAGGTAAACTTACAAAGGAACGCCGTAAAGAGATCCAAGAAAAAAAGAACGCAATGTAATTTTTCTGAAAAGGTTTGTTAATTAATGGTTGACAAACCTTTTCTCTTCTGTTATAAATAAACTGTTAATGTTGAAGCAACATGGACACATATCGGACCGCGGGGCAGTACCGCGCAGGTCCACCATAAACACATGAGAGTAGATGCACCTGCTTTCCTGTGCATAGGACAAGGACCGAGAGGTTGCAAGTCATGTGCTTATGATGGGCCTGAACTAGGATCGACGAGTGTAGGAAGTGAAGTGGAGTTAACCGGATGACTGCGTTATTGGTCAAACTTTATAATTGCAAACGACAATTATGCGCCAGAAATGGCAATGGCGGCCTAGATTAGGCTAACGGGGTTGGCAACTTACCTGGCAACAGAAAAGTTGCTTTTTTCTTGACATTTTTGTAATAATATTATATAATAAAGACTTTATGCTAAGGAGTCTTTTAATTTTATTATTACTTACTACATCAGTAATTGCTAATGATGAAACTTGTAGTTGGAATGATGATCCTCCTTGTCTACATCTAACTATACCGTTAGGTAATAGTAATCTTACAGGAGATGCAATTTCTCCTTCGTATGTTATATCTAAAACTGAAATAGAAAAACACAACCTAGTAGACTTACCAAGTGTGCTTAACTTTGTACAAGGAGTTGATGTAGCACAATCTGGAACTACTGGGCAACAAGCATCAATATTCCTAAGAGGATCTAACAGCAATCATACACAAGTTTTGTTAAACGGTATTCCTATAAATGATTTCTCTACACCAACAGGTGCATTTGATATAGGACAAGACTTTATGTTTAATGTTTACCAAATTGATGTCTACAAAGGAAGTGCAGGAGCACATTTTGGTGCAGATGCAATAGGCGGTGCTATTAATTTTATAACAACAGTTGATTATCAAAATAAAGTTAAAGCTGATCTTAACACTGTAAGCGGAAACTATTATGTGAAAACATACAATGACTGGGATATAAGTTTTTCAGGAGGTGTACACGAATCTGAAACACAGTCAGCACTTGCAGGCGCAGAAGAAAAAGATGGTGTAGAAGCAAAGAACATAGGAATAAACACAAGCAAATGGTTTGACTATAATTTACATTGGCGTAATAGTTTTTTTGCTAGAAATACTTTTGCAGAAATAGACGGACATAGTTTAGATATACAAGAAGGCAAATGGGCTGACAATACTTTTTACGCATTTCAAACAGGCTTAGATTATTATAATAAACTAGGAACTACTACACTTACTTTACATACACACGAATATGATAGACAGTATGATGATGCACATTATCAAAGCAACAGCTATATGATAAAAGGTGAACACAAAAAAGATAATTGGGGATTAGGATTTGATTACAAACATGATGAATCTAAAACCAACAAATACCATAACATAGGTTTATATGGAAATTTTAGTTACGATATATTTTCTTATCACTACAGACTAGATGAAGATGCAAGTACCTACAAGATAGGATTCATACAACCTATAAAAGATTTTACATTACGTGGCAATCATTCAACAGGATATAAAAATGCTACAACATGGACAGATAAAGAACACAGTAATACACAAGAAATAAGTTTAGATTACAAAAACTTTACTTCTACATTTTTTCAATCTGATATCGGTGACCTCAACAACCAAGGAATAGAATTAAGCTACAATCAAAAAAATCTAAAACTTTTTGCTAGTTACATAGACAGTGAAAAGTTTGACATAAAGTCTCTTAGACGTCCTAATTATAATTTAGGACTATTACATAATTTAGAAATAGATTCATATAATATTACTACCAACTACAAATACAAAGGCAAACATTTAGATATACACAATTCAAATTGGACTACAATTAATATGCCAGAATTACATCTATTAGATTTAAGTTTTAGCAAAAACTATTACGGAATTAATCTAGGTGTTACAATGGCAAATGTACTTAACGAGCAGTACGAGTCACCGCACGGATTTAGTCAAGATGGACGTTCATTAAAATTTATGATTTCGTCTAGTTTTTGATATATAAGTTTGTGTTGTTCATATGCAACACAATTAAAGTTTTTTGTCGTGGTTGGCAAAATAACTTGAACTTTTTTGAAAGAGAAAGTATACATACTATAGAGCATAATAACCTCCCCCCCATTATGTTCTTACAATAAAAAAAGGAAAGAATAAGCAATGATTAAACAACTTGCCACAGTGGCCTTATTGGCTATGTCTTCTCCTGTAATTGCGGAAGAGGCTTCAGGCCTTAGCTTTTCAGGCGAATTAGATTCTCAGTACAATGTTAACACAGAAGTACTAGATGTTACATTGACACCTAAAGCATCTTATTGGTTAGGTGGTGCAACTGAGTTATCAGTTGGTACAGATTTAACTGTATGGAATAACAACACAGATTTTATGTTGTTGGACCACACAGATACATTACCTACACTAGATTTCAAAGCTGAACATATGATGGACAGCAACTGGAAAGTGTATGGTGAAGTTTCGTACAATTTAGAAACTGAAACAAGAAGCGACATCACAGTTGGCGCTTCATTTAGCTTCTAACATTAGCTGACATGGTCAGTTACTAAGGGTGCTTAACGCACCCTTTTTTTATGGCTATTCCTATAAATACACATATAATGATTGGGAGGTTATTATGAAGTTACACAAGGCATATATTGCACATGAACCTGTGTTTCACAAAACTAGCATAGGACGTAAGCCGTCGACATGCAAAATGAATAAAAGTAAACGCAGAAGTTTCAAAAAGTACAGAGGACAAGGAAGATAATAAATGGCAGAAACAGATGACAAAGGTAAAATGGAGATTCAACTTCGTATACTAGGAAATGAGCTTGTGGCAATTAGAATGGATGTAGACGACTTCAAAATGAAATGGTTAGTCATTGGCGTCATTGCTATTGTTGCACTAGGATGGGCCGCAGGAAACTTTGGGCCGCCTTTAATAGAAATGTTTGGCAGTGAATAATGTGGGCTTTGTTATGGATAGCGTTAACTGCTACTAACCAAATGGAAACATACCATATTGGTAACTATGAAGATAAAGAAACTTGCGTTTCAGCAATGAGTAAAGCAAGTGTGCTTGTCACAGCAAAAGGACAAACTGTAGACTGTATTTGGATTAATGTAAACAAATGACCCAGCACCTTAAAAAATACATAGGTCTTTATCTACTAGGAATGATTGCACTTGCAATTTATTTTGATACTCCGGATGATGATTATCCATTATGGTTATGGTGGCTGTTGGTACCTGTGATACTATGGAAGACACCACCATTTAATATTGGTGATTGGTTTTGGGGACACGTAGCACGTTTTATATTTTGGGCTATGACACCATTAAGAAATCAAGTAATTAAGTTGCCTTGGTGGGCTAGAACTATACTAGCACTGATATCATTCTACTGCTTCGAACAATACGTCCTAGCACCGCTAGGCTATACTATACTGCCATGGAGGATGGATTTAGGATGAATTGGAAACTAGCGACAATAAAAGCATCAGCTGTACTAGCACCAACTTGGACTGTAGCATTCATTACTGAGAAGATGATATACACAATGCCAATGTTAGCCGCCACAACAATTTTTGTAACAGCCTTAAGTTTTGAAGATCTGTTTTCAAAAAAAAACGACCAAGAGATGAAAAACGAATCGACGACGATGGATCCGATGGGTTCGAAGGAAGTTGATATAGAAGGAGAATAATATGTATGAATATAAATGTAAAATATTAAGAGTTGTAGACGGAGACACAGTTGATGTAGATATAGATCTAGGTTTTGGTGTGTGGATGCACAAAGAGCGTGTGCGTATGATGGGCATAGATACACCCGAGTCTAGAACAAGAGATAAAGTAGAAAAGGCGTTTGGATTAGCAAGCAAAGCCAAACTAAAAGAACTGCTACCTATAGGATCAATGCAAGTTCTAAAAACTGAAATAGATAAAAGTGGTGAAGATAAAAAAGGCAAGTTTGGAAGAATCTTAGGAGACTTTCTTATTGACGGCAAACGAGCTACTGATATACTAATCGAAGAAGGACATGCTGTAGCTTACTTTGGAGGCTCCAAAGAAGAAATACAAATGAAACACATGGCCAACAGAGAAAAACTTTTACGTGAGGGCGTAGTCACTTTACCTAGTTAACACAATATTAAGCGATATATACTTTATGATTCCAATAGAAGTAAGAAAATTCGCTGAGGCAAATGACTATGAAGCACTTGCTCCTTATAACGATATTAGCGAATGGGAAAATAGAGACACAAGGAAATTAGGTCCTTATATTCCTGTAGCACTTGCAGATAATTTTCCTGTACCAAACTTTGAAAAACTTTTAAATGAAATTAAACCTTTGCGTGATAACTTTGTACCACATCGCGGAGGAGACGGTACTGGTTGGGAAGCAATAACATTATACGGATTAAGTAGCACACATACACAAGCACATAGCAGATACGGATACCAAGACTACTGTAAAGAAAATCGCTGGACTGATGTATCAGAATATCTACCAGCATGTAAAAAATTCATAAAAAGATTACCTTATAAAAAATTTACTAGAGTAAGGATAATGAAAGTCGCACCTGGTGGATATATTGCACCACATATTGACAGAAGTTTGTTTGTAGGTGGCGCACTTAATATTGCAATTAATAATCCAAAAGGTTGTAAGTTTTATGTACACGAAAAAGGATATCTTCCTTTTGATAAAAGTTATGCGATATATCCGAATACAGGAATGATGCATAGCGTTGTAAATGATAGTGACGAAGATAGATATCATTTTATTGTACACGGAGAACAAGAACCTGTAATGTACGAATATCAAGAAAACGCTCTAAGAAAAATATGCTCTCAATAAAATATATTTACGTTATTAAGGATACGTTGACCCATGACCAATCGTGGGATAGATATTATATGAAGTTTGGTTGCACTGCTACACAAATAGATTGGGAACATTTTGGAGCAACTAAAAAAACTGTAGAACAGTATTGCCACAACAATGACTATTTGGTATTTGTTCATCAAGGTATAGTGTTTGATGGTAGAACTACAACAGAGTTTGACAAACAAATAAGGAAATGGTTAGATGGCGCTCCTGAGTTTTTAGTAGCAGGGCAAATTATAGACGAATATGAAAGCACAAAATTTAACAATCCTACAATGAATCCAAAATCAGGTACAAAATACTTCAAGCTATGGCCTCAGATAAGTGTAATAAATTGTAAACAATGGAGAAAGGTAAACTTTGCACCTTTGGGTAAAGAAGAATGGATTAACGGAGCAAAACTGCCTAAAATAAAAGTTTCAGAACAAAAGATACATGACACATACACACCTTTGTTTATTGAAAAAGATGAGGGTCATCATTCAGATGTAGATGTGAAGTGTGGTGTTGGTTGGCGTTTGATAGAAAAAAGTTGCCTACTAGGACTTCCTGTGCTAAACATCCCTCAACATGTAAGAAAGACTTATGCATATACCTATCCTGAAGATAACCTTGCAAGCTGGATCACAACACTAAAAATTTACAGAGACAGAGCCAGTAAAAAAATTAATAATGAAAAAATAGAGTTTACAGGACATGAAAAGTTAATCAAAGTTTTAAACAAACAAAAACAACAAGTTTTTATCGGAGACTTTTGCTACTTTAATTCGGAAAAAATTTATGTGCCTAGGTTTGAAGATTTTAAAGAAGATTTATCTAAAGTAGATTGTATTATAAGTCCAACACAAGGTTGGAAAGAAGTCATACTATCTCTTGGAAAAAATGTTATTAAAAATAATTGTGATTATATACACTACGATTTTAGTAAAAACAGAACAGAAGGTAAAGCATTTGCAATAGAACATTGGGATGGTACTATAGAAGGCATGCCAACTACTACTCAAAACGGAGGGCCACTGCCTGTGTGGAATATCAGTGACATAGAAAATCTTCAGCAACAATTTGACGATTGGCCCAAGGCTTGGAAATCATACAAAAAAGCAAAGCACTATTATGTAGTACAAAATATACTACAAAATGTAGACAATATAGTCCGAATGATAGAAAAGAACGGATACGAACGTGTTTTATTCATGTACAGTGACATTTTTGCGTGGTTAAACAGCTATCCTATATATGGACTAGATAATTTAGTGGAAAAACACTACAAAAACGTGGAAAAACTTCAAAAAAGCGTAAAAACATTGCTTTTAGAAGGCACAACTCCTGGAAAATATCCTATGTTTACCAAAATAGGTTGACTTTTAGCGCGACTTATAGTATAGTGTAGACTATGTTAAACAAAATAATAACAATAATAAAAAAGGAGCTTAACATGCCAAGAGTAAACAAAAGTGCAATAGGCACGAAGTTTTTCAAAGAAGGTTCACAAAACCAAACTATTTTAGCAAACTTCTGGGGAAATGGTAAAACATTTACTTCTGAAGATTTAAGAGATATGGACATCCAATCTCCAGGTGCTAGATTAACTGAGCTAAGAGAAGCTGGTTTTAACATCAAAACTACTCCTGTAGAAAGTGGCTACCAAGGTAGACCAGCAGTTGAGTACACAATTCTTAAGAGAAGAACTGTAGCGTAATTAATTTTACCAAAAAACTTGACATTTGCGCCTACTTACTGTATATTAGTAGTTGTAATAGGCAGAAAGGCAGGCGCAAATGACTATGCATCTAGTACGTGGCATGTCCACAATCAATACTAAGAAACGCAAACCCAAAGGCATTACCCAAAGAGATCGTCAGGCACAAATCGAACATGACAAATGGTTACGTAAGATGGGTGTTCATCCTGATCAAATGAAAGCAAGGGGCGAAAGAGCTCCAGTTAATACCATTCCAGATTATAGCAGTGATCGCAACACTGTTCCTACTAGCGATAAGATAGACGGACATTGTCCGCAAAAACAAAGTCATCAGTATTCAGGCGAACGTCAGTTACTAGGTGTTGCAGTTATGCATAAGAGTAATCTTGTACCTGTATTTGCTGACAACAAACAAGATGCAAAAGATATCGCACAAATGCGTAGAAACTAATATGCGTATTAATCTATCAACAAAAACGGAATATATAGAACATGAGGGATATAATGACTCGTAGTACATTATTTGTTGCTTTCTTAGTAACAATGATTTCCACAGGCACTGCAAATACTTTAGTTGCCAGCACAATTCAATTGACAACAAACGACGGTAAGACAGTTTATCTTAATGATGATGGAACAGTCCAAGATGAACTTTTTACACGAGAACAAGATCCAGAAGCATACTGTCTAGCTGAAAACATTTATTTTGAATCTCGAAGTGATTCAGTTGCAGGACAGGTAGCAGTTGCAGATGTAGTATTAAACCGCGTAAGAGATAGACGTTATCCTGCGACTATTTGTGAAGTGGTCAAACAAGGCCCAGTGAAAGAAAGTTGGAAGACTAGACAAGATCCTGATCTAGCTGATCACGAACGAGTGTATTTTCCTGTGCGTAATATGTGCCAGTTCAGTTGGTACTGTGACGGCAAGGCAGAAAATATTGCGGACAAGACTGCATGGGCTCAAGCTCAGTACATTGCTTACACATTAATCTATTCCGAAAAGTATCGCGGAATAACTGAAGGTTCTACACACTATCATGCACACTATGTAAAACCTAGTTGGGCAAGAGAACTTCAATATGTAGGCTCAATTGATAGCCATAAGTTTTATCGTTGGCAATAAGTACTAACATGGATTACAAAATTATAGATAAACTAGTTCCCGAAAGTCTAGCTAATCAGATTGAAACAGTAACCTGTTGGCGTGATGACTTTGCTTGGGGCTATAGAGACCAAACTTCAGGAGTAGATGACAACTATGATCATACAAATAGTTGCATCCAAGAAACCTATCAATTTCAACACGATGTCTATGCACATGACAGAGGAGTTATAAGTCCTCAATTTGAATTACTAATGTCTCCATTGCATTTCTTAGAACATCATATGCAGAGTAAAATCGAACAGCCACAGCGTATCAAAGTTAACATGTTG